CAGACAGTCAGGTATAGACCTCACTGACGCAACCTTTCAGTCTACCCTATACGGTGATGGTCAACAGATGGAGCTAACGGCCAGGTTCCCTGCTCATGCCACCACTATAGACAGTAAGAACGATGTCATAGTACCTGAGTTTAAGTTCAGGACTAGTCATAACAGGACATGGGCTAACTCAGGGATGATGGGCTTCTTCAGAAACTCCTGCTATAATACTCTGGTCAACGGCAACAAGCTGGCCTATGTATACGGTAGGCATGGGAAGAACTTCTCAGTGCCATCCTTTGCTGCAAAGATCAGGAACGCAGCAGAATTTATTTCTGGTGATGGTCTTAATGAGATGAAAGTGTGGTATAATAGTGGAGTAAATCGCAGTGATGTAATCAAACTATTTTCCAATACACTTGCAAAGCGTATGGATAATGTAAGCAGGGCGGCAGTACCGAACAAGGTTATGCTATCCAACCTGATGAAAGTATTTGATGAGGAGACTAGGCACTTGGAGGGTAGAGGTAAGTATGAGAAGTATGGTATACGAGACAGAGGTAATCTCTGGACTGCTTATCAGGCAGCTACAAGCTGGTCTACCCACGTCAAGAAAAATAATACCAAGCCACTGCGTGAGGAGAAGGTACGCAAGATGCTGGCTTCACCACACTGGAAGGAGTTGATTGCAGCATGAATAAAAAATCTTATAACATCTATGTCTATGAAGGTCTTGGTGATCTGCTTGAGTTTGCGGAGAGCCAAGGATGGGTAGAGCCTGACGCAGATTGGGAGCGTGACGCAATGGATGCCGCAGATTGTATTGAAGCTGATGCAATAGACTACCTGACCCAGAAGGGTTGGGAGATTTCACTGGACATGGAATGAGTGTGGTCATGAAAAAGCTGAGAGATATATTTCAATCCAATATCTCTCAGCACCATGCCTCAACCTCTATGAAAAGACCTAAGAGTGGGGATAATAAATGACATATATAATTGTACAAGCACTACCTGAGTATGGCTTTGATGGTGTAGACGCCATGCTAAATGAGGAAGCTACTGCTATAAAAACTTTCAAGACAAAAGAAGAAGCAGCTAGGTTTCTTTCTTCAGTGGGGATACATGAACTGGAGTTTGGGTTTCAATATGATATAACAATACAAGGACTGCACTAATGAGAATGATATTCTTATGTATGGCTCTAGTATACCTAGCAATTTATGTAATGTTTTCAACGGCTAAGGCCAGTGAACTTAATTGTTTAGTTGAAGCAGTATATTATGAGGCCAGGTCAGAACCTTTTGTAGCACAGTTGGCAGTAGCTAATGTTGTACTTGAAAGGGTAAGAGATCATAGGTTTCCCAGTACAATATGTAGTGTTGTACATCAAGGAAGATACAACAAAAAAGGTCAGCCTATCAGACATAAATGTATGTTTTCTTATTGGTGTGATGGTAAACCAGAGAGGATGAAGGAGATAGCAGCACTTAAAACGGCAATATCTGTGTCTGAAATGGCCCTAAATGGTGTAGTAGTAGAGATAACAGTGGGTGCTACACACTATCATGCCACGTATGTAAGGCCACATTGGATACTGTCTCACACCTTCATGGAATTAGGTCAGCTAGGTAGACATATTTTTTATCTTGACACACGTTAGAAAATAGTGTATAATATATAACTTAATATGGAGTTACTTATGAATGAATTAGAGGTACTAAGAAAACAGATTAAACAATTAAGAAAAATAAATGATCAACAAGCAGAGACAATAAAGAAACAAATACAAGAAATATCTAAAGAGAAACAAGAGGCTGTTAAGAGATCACAATGGGTAGAATTATATGACAAAGATATATGATTTCCAAGAACACGTACTAAAAAAGGAAGAGAGTTTGAGGGTGTCTTTAGGATACTCCGAAGTGTTATGGAAACTAATGAAAGATAGTGGATATAATATTAAGGATCAATCAGATATAGATCAATTCTTTAAGGACTTGAGGGAAGACCTATGACTAAGAACTTGTGGCAAAAAGAAAGGAACGCACTGTTCCGTGATCTGGTGCGTCAGTACAGCGAGGAGGGGTACGACAAGAAGGAAGCAAAGAAGCTTGCCAGACAGGAGGTGGATGAGATTATGCAAGACAAGGAAGATTTTGTAAACAACCTTTGGTCGGAAACATACCGTGACAGTTAAGTTAATAACACACATGGGTACGGATCTTACCGTAGTCAACGCAGCCAGAGTAAGCTTTGACAAAGAATCTGATTGGGATGAGATACCTTTTGCTGGTAAGGTGGATGGATACCTATCCGTAAAAGATGAGAAGTTGATAGAATATCTGGCAAAGCACAACCACTGGACACCATTCGGACATTGCTTCGCACAATTCAGGATAGAGGCACCCATCTTTGTAGCAAGACAGTTAATCAAACATCAGGTAGGTCTGGTATGGAATGAGATCAGCAGGCGTTACGTAGACCATGAACCAGATCATTGGAAGCCTGACTACTGGAGAGCAAGGGCAGAGGACAAGAAGCAGGGATCAAGTGATGAAGGGGTAGACAATCAGACGAGACTTAACTATGTCTATGAAGATGCAGTACGCCACGCAAGAGATGCCTATAACTTCATGTTGAAATCTGGTGTGTGTCCTGAGCAGGCCCGCAGTGTACTCCCTCAGTCTATGAATACTGAATGGTACTGGTCTGGATCACTTGCTGCCTTTGCTAGAGTGTGTCAATTAAGAATGAGCGATGATGCCCAGAAGGAAACCAGAGAGATAGCTACTGCTATACACAAGGAGATGCAGCAACTATTTCCTATATCATGGAGATCTTTATGTGGAATATAATTTTAAGGAAAGACTATGGCGATGTGGTTATTCAGAGCTTTAAAACTAGGAGACAAGCGGAGGAAGAACTCAAGAACAGAGAACTACTCACGCAACATCTTGGAGCCAGGAGTGATAAAATTTATTCAATCAAGAGAGGAGGAGTTGTTAAAGGAAATGGACGTACTACTAGAAATCTATAGCGACAAAGATAAATCTCAGCCTACGCTATCTTTTAAATCTGCTTGGAGAAAGATGGATAGGGTTGATAAAATAGAAACACTTGTATCAATGGAAAAGGAGATCATGAGTTACAGAAAAGAACTATGCAAGGAACTGCTTGACATGAGTAAGGGAAAGTGGTAAAATACAATCGTCAAATTAAATAGGATCTAACATGCAACAGTCACCCAAGATGGGACCATGCCCCAAGTGTGGTTCCAGAGATAACAATGGTACTTATCCAGACGGCCATTCATGGTGCTTTGGCTGCAAAACTTTTACACCTAGTGGAGACAATATGGAAACACAGACAAAGGTTATCCCAATGAAGAAGATAAGTAGCACTAACTATATGTGGTCTGATATTCCAGATCGAAAGATAACTGTTGATACCTGCAAGAAGTATGGCGTTATGGTTGCCAAACAGAACCAGACAATCACTGAACACAAGTATCCTTACTATGATGAGAGGGGAAACAATCTTGCCACCAAGTATCGTAAGACACAGAACAAGGAGTTCTGGTCTGAGGGTTCGCTTAGTGAGTGTGGATTGTTTGGTGAACTTATGTTCAATCAACCAGGAAAATATATAACAGTATGCGAAGGTGAGATAGATGCCATGAGTGTCTTTCAACTGATGGGATCAAAGTATGCTTCAGTGTCCATCAAGAATGGAGCTAGTGGTGCGCTCAAGAACTGTAAACAATCACTGACCTATCTAAATAAGTTTGAGAATATAGTCTTATGTTTTGACAATGATGCAGCAGGGAGGTCAGCCGCTACTGAGGTAGCTAGGTTGTTCGAGCCAAACAAATGTAAGATAATAAATCTTGAACACAAGGATGCCAATGAGTATCTGAAGATGGGACAGCGTGAAAAGTTTACCCAAGCTTGGTGGAATGCAAAGACGTACACACCAGCAGGTATAATAAATCTTGCTGACCTTGGTGAAAGTCTTTATGAAGAAACGTATAGTGAAACGTGTCTGTATCCTTGGGAAAAGCTTAATGAAAAGACCTATGGTATGAGGACAGGTGAGCTTGTATGTTTCACCAGTGGTGCAGGGATGGGCAAGTCTTCAGCTATGCGGGAGCTTATGCATCACATCCTTCGCAGCACAGAGGATAACATAGGTGTCCTTGCAATGGAGGAGAATGTAAAGAATACCGCATTCAATATTATGTCAGTCGAAGCTGATGCCAGGTTATACATTAGAGAGATACGTAAACAGTTTACCCATGAGCAGTTAAGAGATTGGCAGAACAAGACGGTAGATAGTGGTAGGTTCTTTGCCTTTGATCACTTTGGATCTATTAATAATGATGAGATACTTGATCGTGTACGATACATGGCAAAGGCACTTGACTGCAAGTGGGTATTCCTTGACCATCTCAGTATTCTTGTTAGTGGTCAGGAGGACAACGGTGATGAACGTAAGTCTATAGACATTCTAATGACCAAGCTTCGATCTTTAGTGGAGGAAACAGGCATAGGTCTTATGCTTGTATCACATCTGCGTAGGCCAGCAGGTGACAGAGGGCATGAGGATGGCAAGGAAGTATCGCTCTCACATCTGAGAGGTTCAGCAAGTATCGCACATCTCTCTGATAGTGTCATAGCCCTTGAAAGAAACCAGCAGGCAGACGATGAGATAGAAGCCAACACTACAACAATAAGAATCCTAAAGAATAGATACACTGGAGATACAGGTGTGGCTTGCTACTTGCACTACAATAAGGACACGGGTCGTATGACACAGATAGATAACCCATTTTTGGAGAATGAGGAATGAATAATTTAGGCGTGACTAAAGCCTTTGATCAATCTGCTTATGATAGAGCGGATACAAAAGCAAAGAAGGCCATGATTGGATGGCTGAAGGAACGGGATCATTGTAGAATTAAGAGTGATGAAACATATTCATTCGATATAATATCTGAGGTGGACGAAGGTCTACCCAGACATCTCTATGAAGTGGAGATGAAGTCTCAGTGGTGGGGAGGGGAATGGCCTCCATCATGGAAAGAGATAAGGATACCCTACAGAAAGTCCAGACTAATAAACAGATGGAAGTCTGAATGTCCAGATGATCTGCTAACCTTTGTAGTCTTTCGTGGAGATTGTTTGAAGGCGTGGTTCATAGACGGTGATACGGTTATGGATTCCGAAGTGAGAGAAGTTTCTAATAGAAGAATTAAAAATGGTGAAAAGTTTTTCCATATAAATGTAGGCGATGCTTACTTGATGGATATGAAACATGAAAGCAATAGTTGATATAGAAACTGACAAGCTGGATGCAACAAAGATACATTGCATAGTAGCTCAAAACTATTATACTGGTCAGGTACATCAGTGGGTTGGTGAGAACTGTTCAAGATTTAATGAGTGGTCAAAGAAGGTAGATCAATTTATAATGCATAATGGTCTGAGCTTTGATGCTCCTGTCTTGAACCGTCTCATTGGCTCCAGCATAAGACCGAACCAAATCAGAGATACCCTGATTGAATCACAACTGTACAACCCCATTCGTGATGGTGGACACTCACTTGAATCGTGGGGTAAGAGATTGAGTTATAAAAAACTGGAGATAGATAATTTCGATGAATATAATCAAGACATGCTTCTCTATTGTATGCGTGATGCGGAACTTACGAGGAAACTTGCTGTTCAGCTTGAGGTCGAAGGTAAAAGCTTTGATCCAAAAGCTTACCAGTTAGAAAGAGATATCAGAGTTATAGTAGACAAGCAGCAACAAAATGGGTTTGCATTTAATATGATGGAAGGCCAGCTACTCCTGGCTAGGTTGGAGGATGAAATGTATAAGCTTGAGGAGTGGGCTGACACTACATTTCCTCCTAGAAAACTACAGCTAAAGACAAAGATAAAAGAGATACCATTTAACATAGCAAGTCGTAAGCAGATAGCTGAACGTCTTACGGAGTTGGGATGGAAGCCTAAGAAATACACTGATAAAAATAATATTATTGTTAATGAGGAAGTTCTGTCTAAGATTAAGAACATGCCAGAAGCAGAGATGTTTAGTAGATACTTCCTTCTGCAAAAGAGAACAGGTCTTCTCAAGTCTTGGATACAGGAGTGTGATGAGACTGAACGTGTACATGGCAGGGTTCTTACCCTTCGTACCGTAACAGGACGCATGGCTCACCATAGTCCCAACATGGCACAGGTTCCAGCAGTCTACAGTCCTTACGGTAAAGAGTGTAGAAGTCTATGGACGGTATCCAATCCAGAGACACACCAGCTAGTAGGCACTGATGCATCTGGTCTTGAACTGAGGTGTCTTGCCCACTATATGGATAATCCAAAGTTTACTGAAGAAGTTCTTACAGGTGATGTACATACAGCCAATCAGAAAGCAGCGGGACTAAAGACTAGAGATCAGGCAAAGACTTTCATCTATGCTTTTCTTTATGGCGCTGGCGCAGCAAAGATAGGTAAGGTTGTTGGTGGAGGTTCTGGCGTAGGACAAACTCTTATTAAAAAGTTCCTCAAAAATATGCCAGCCTTACGTGTCTTACGATCTAACATACAGGAAGCAGCACAGGAGGGAAACATAAAAGGTCTTGATGGTAGGCGTCTAC